GGGTGGTGGGGGCGGGAGGGTACGCCGTTGACTGACGGACGCGACGAAAAAAAGGGGGTGGGCTGATGGGACTGCGCGGACCCAAGCCAAAGCCGACCGCCCTGCGCGCGCTCGAGCGCTCCCGCAAGGGCAGTCGCGCCGAACCGAAGCCGCTCGCGACCGCCCCATCGCGCCCCGCGTGGCTGTGCGCGGTCGGGCGGGCGAAGTGGGACCAGCTCGTCCCGGAGCTATCCCGTCTGGGCCTGCTGACGCTCGTCGACGGCGATGTGCTGGCGACCTACTGCCAGACCTGGGCCGACTATCTTTGGGCGGTCGCCGAACTCCAGGCGAAGGGCCGCACCTTCGCCTCGGCCAGCGGCTACATGGGGCCGCACCCCGCCGTCGCGATCCAGCGCGACGCCCGCGCCGCGCTCGCGCGCCTCGGCGCGTCGTTCGGCATGGACCCTGCGAGCCGGTCGCGATTCGCCGTCGCGCCGCCCGACGCGGCCGACCCGCTCGGCGACTTCCTTGGGGGCGCGTGATGATGACCTGCGCCGTCGAAGCCTACGCCCGGAGTGTCGTCGAAGGCCGCGCCGTCGCGGGTCGCCTGGTCCGGCTCGCCTGCGCCCGGCACCTCCGCGACCTGGTCCTCGGCCCCGCGCGCGGCCTCGTCTGGGACGCCGCCGCCGCCGGCCGGGCGCTGCACTTCTTCGGCTTCCTCCAGCTCATCGACGCCACCGGCGGCGGGATGCCCTTCGTCCTTTCGCCCTTCCAGGCGTTCATCGTCGGCTCGCTCTTCGGCTGGAAAGGTGCCGACGGCTACCGGCGCTTCAGGACCGCCTATGTCGAGAGCGGCAAGGGGTCCGGCAAGAGTCCGCTCGCCGGAGCCATCGGACTCTACTGCCTCATGGCCGATGGCGAGGGCGGAGCGGAGGTGTACTCCGCCGCGACGACGCGCGAGCAGGCGGGCATTCTGTTCCGTGACGCGAAGGCGATGGCCGAGATGTCGCCCGGCTTTCGGACAAAACTCATCATCGGTGAGACGAACCTCGCCCACCCCGCCAGCCGGTCCTACTTCCGGCCCGTCTCCTCCGAGGGGCGCGGACTCGATGGCAAGCGCGTCCATTGCGCGCTCATCGACGAGCTGCACGAGCATCCGTCGGCCGTCGTCGCGGACAAGATGCGCGCGGGGACCAAGGGCCGGCGGCAGGCGTTGGTTTTCGAGATCACCAATAGCGGCTACGACAGGAACACCGTGTGCTGGGCGCACCGCGAGTATTCCGTCCGCGTCCTCGAGGGCGTGCTCGATAACGACTCCTGGTTCGCCTACGTCTGCACTCTGGATTGCTGCGCTCAGCACCGCAGCGAGGGCAAGCTCTTCCCGGTGGACGGTTGCCCCGAGTGCGACGACTGGCGCGACGAGGCGGTATGGCCCAAGGCGAACCCCAACCTTGGCGTAAGTATCCCGCTCAAATACCTCCGCGAGCAGGTCGCCGAAGCCGTTGGGATGCCAACGAAACAGGGCGTCGTGAAGCGCCTCAACCTCTGCATCTGGACCGAAGGGCTGTCGCAGCTCATCCCGGCGGAACTGTGGGCCTCGTGCGGCGCGCCGGTGGACGCGGCGGCCTTCGCTATCCGCTCTTCGTTCGGCGGCATGGATCTCGCCGCACGCTACGACGTGGCCGCCTTCGTCCTGGCGTCAGAAGACGCCGAGGGCTTCGTCGATCTTCTGCCTTACTTTTGGATTCCGGAGTCGGTCGCGGACGCCCGCGAGAAGTCCGACCGCGTGCCGTGGCGGCTCTGGGCGCAGCAGGGGTACGTCACCCTTACGGGGGGCGATTGGACCGATTACTCCCTGATCCAGGCGAAGGTGATCGAGCTGGCCGGCGCTCACCAGCTCGGCAAGGTCAATTACGATCCGACCGACGCGAGCGCGGTCGCACAGGCGCTCGTCGCGGCCGGGGTGGAGATGGTGGATTTCAGGCAGAATATGACCAATTTCAACGAGCCGACCGAACACTTGCTGCTCAAGCTCAAGCAAGGCACGCTCCGGCACGGCAACCATCCGGTCCTGGCGTGGATGGCCGCGAACGTCAAGGGCCAGACGGACGCCGCCGGCCATATCCGGCCCGTCAAGCCCGATCGGGGCGACCACCAGAAGATTGACGGGATCGTGGCCGCGATCATGGCGCTGGCCGGCGTCCTCTTCGACGCGCCTTCTGCCGACTTCGAGATCCGAGGCGTCTAACACATTATTAACCACAGAGACACAGAGGCACAGAGAAAACAAAGGGCTTTGTAATTGAAAGAGTATTTCTCTGTGTCTCTGTGCCTCTGTGGTTAAATGTTTTTCTTAATCTTACAACGAGGAGGAATGATGGCCCTACGCAAGCTACTGTCGTCCTTCATCCCGCGTGCGGGCGCGGCCGAAGAGACGCGCGCGACGCCGGAGAACCCGCGATTCTCCCTCAACGACCCCGTCGCCTGGGACGCGCTCGAGGCGCATTCGTCCTCGTCGGGTGTGCCCGTCAACGCCAAGACGGCGCTCTCCTACTCGCCCTGGTGGCGCGGGATCAATCTGATTGCGAGGGACGTGGGCAAACTGCCCCTCGTGGAGTACAAGCGTGTCGGCGCGGGACGCGAGCGCGCCTCCGACGAGCCGGGCTACCGGCTCATGAGGCGTAAGCCCAACGCTTTCCAGACGGCTTTGCAGTTTCGGATGCAACTGACGGGCCACGCTTTGAGCGCCGGCAACGGCTACGCCTACATCAATCGCGCCCCGGACATGACGCCCCTCGAGGTCCTGCCGCTCGATCCCAAGACCGTCACGCCGGTGCGTGCGAATGGCGTCCTCATGTATGCTGTCCAGATCGCCGGCATGGAGCCGCGCAAACTCAATGCGTGGGAAGTGCTGCATATCAAAGGGTTCGGTTTCGACGGCCTCCAAGGCTATTCCGTCGTGGAGAAGGCCCGCGACTCGCTCGGGCTGGGGTTGGGAGCCGAAAAGAGTAGTGCGACCTACCTCGCGAAAGGCGCGCGGCCGGCCGTCGTCCTCGAGGTGCCCGGCAAGCTCGACGAGAAGGTCGAGGCGCGGCTGCGCGAGAGCTGGGAGCGGATGCAGACGGGCCTCGACAACATGCACCGCACGGCGATCCTGCCGATGGGGATGACCGCCAAAATCCTCTCGTTCAGCTCCAAGGATTCCCAACTGATCGAGACGCGGAAATTCCAGATCATCGAGGTCGCCAACTGGATCGGCATTCCGCCGCACAAGGTGGGCGATACCACCGTAACGGCCTACGCATCCCTCGAGGAGAGCAATCAAAGCTATTTGGACGAAGCTCTTGATTTCTGGCTCTGTAACTGGGAAGAGGAATGCTGGGACAAGCTCCTCACCGAGAGGCAGAAGGCGAGGGAGTCGCACTGGTTCGAGTTCAAGCGGCGCGCGCTCGTCAAGGCGAACCTCGACGCGCGACAGAAGTATTACGCCACCGCGATCCTTAACGGCTGGATGAGCCGCGACGAGGCCCGCGAGGAGGAAGGCGACAATCCCATCGCCGGCGGCGAAGGCGCGCGCTACTACATCCCGCTCAACGTCAAGCTCACCGAGGCGATGGGCGAGGGGTTCGACGCGGAGGAGAGTGCCGGCGCGGCGGCGGCCGGCACGGGCGGGGTGGAGATCCTCGACCTGCCCGACGTGCGTCAGGTGGCGGCGTGGGACTGCGGTCCCGCCGCCGTGGCGTCGCTCTGCCAGTGGTTCGGGCGCGGCCCGGACACGATCCCGGCCGCGACGGCCGCACTGGGCACGACGAGCGCGGGCACGTCGCCCGGCCAGATCCTCGCCTGCCTGTCGGCCGCCGGGCTGTGCGTCCAGGCGGCGTCGGGGATGACCGTCGATGACCTGCGCTCCGCGTTCTCGCAGGGCCGACCGACGCTCGTCCCGTGCCG